ATCATCTGCAGCCGCTGTAAATAAAGCAACCGCAGTTAACGCCTCACTGGTTGTCACATAAGCAACGGGGCGAACGCCCTCGAGAGCTCGAGTAACACCAGCCAGATTATAGAAATTGGCGAGATTATACCTAAATGGAACTGACCCAAAGTATGGCACCGTAAATTCGGTGGCACCACACAGGTCAAGAAACCAATTGGCATAATAAGCGAAACCGCGGGAGGTTTCCACCATAGTGTCGCTTGTTGAAAATAGCGAAGCACAGGTGGAACCACCAGCAAGCGTTCGAGACGTGTAATTCTTTGCACGCACTCCCCCTTTGTGGAAGAAGTACATACTAGCGAAATTTCTAAGTAAGGGATTGTTGTAAATCACAAACCTGTCATCGAACGAGATGCTCTGCGATGGTGGATTAATAACGTTTGATGTTCGTTGAAAAATCCGGATGAGCTTACGAATGGATAACATAGTTTCTCCATAAGTGGCCGCAACAACCTTCTCTGTCATAGGTTCAGTGGCTCCTCCCGAGAGAGAAACCGTATCATCATTGACAGCGAGATTAATTTGGGCATCACGCTCATCATCATCAGCAGGGGTTGGTTCCGCAATCATAGCTGCAATACTCGCTTCAGTAAACATCCCGATTTCATATGGGACCATTCCACTATAGCGAGTGTTATATTGATTTACTGCCAGACCATAGATCTTCTTGGTCACGACAGCATCAACATAATCAGCTACGTTAGGGTTTGAGATGAGAGGGGACACAACCTTGATGTAAATTTGTCCGAGAATCTCATCTCTAGGCATCCAGTATTGATTGTACATGAACGGAATCTCAATAGTAAATTCTTTTCTATTGAGAACATCCACAATCATCGTATTTAAATACGTCTGGCTATCACTATTAGGGATAGGTATACGGTCGGGATTACCGTACATAATGCCTACTTCAAGAACACCGTTATGAAATGGTGTCTTGGCAAAATCCACTTTATATACAATTCGATCGAAATGAACTGTAGAAAAGTGGGCCGCTACAAACTCGCCTGGGGTAAATCCCACGGAGGCGGGAGTGCCCTGGTTAATTCTCGGGTTGAGAGAAATTTGCCAGGATGCGGTAGTAAATCCTACTCGAGGATCTGGACCACGAGGGACCAGAAGGGTTCCAGCTGTTGTAGCTTCGTCCCACCTCAAGTAGAAAATTCCGGCTTCTCGCTCTCCGATGTAAGAGACCGCCATCTCATCGTCTGATGTGTGCCACTGGTGTGTGGTGTGATCGATAAGAGGCTGTCTATTAGCGGCGAGCGCAATACCCATATCTTCTCCTTCGCAGCCACCCATACCAATAGTAGGCAGGTTGACTAAACGATTTTGTGGAGAATCATTGTAATGTTTTGAGAAGCCGAAGGCCCGTGCAATGTCACCTACAACATTGACGGCTTTGGAAGCGATGTCCGTATAGGGTCCCACCATAGGGATCCAGGACAACTTTCCAAGAAAAGAGCCGGCAGTTTTGAGTGTTGAACTCACTTTGCCGCTCTCTGACTCTTGTGCTGAAGGCGCTATCTGCGACTCAGAGAACTCGACCATAAATTCATCCAGAATATGGTCGCTATCCTCATCATCATCAGAATCGTCCGACAGGTCAAAAAGAAGTTGCGGTCGTGAATATGCTACGGGGGTGATGGATGTAATATCACCATCTCCGAACACATCCTCTCCAACAGTAGTGATGGGGACGATCGGATTTAGGGTAGGGGCAAACACTCTTGGATTCGTGAATTGCGCGTACATTTGAAAGGACAAATTGTATGTATCTGCTGATGTAATTGGCAGAATTCCAACAACCTGTACTCTCAGTAGTTGCAATACGGAATTTAGAGCGCCGTCGGTCATGTCGATGGCCTTGGTGGGGTAGGGCCAAGGAATATCGATATCAACTGAGGATTGAATGTTGATGTCAGCAAGGACACCAGGGTATGCGGTGATACATGGAAGGTTGGAACCAGCCAAGTTCATACCATCAACCGTCCAGAAGATACCAATCTTACCTTGGAGGAAAGGGTTAATGTTCCATTTTAATGTGATCTTGATTTTGTCAAATGCAAAATACTTAAAACCAATCAAGCGCGAGTTGATAAAGGTGTTAGCCATCAACGCAGCAGCAGGAAAAGAATTAATTATTGGTGCAGTTGACGAACTCGAGGCCACATTAAGAAAATTGTTGTAATTTGCAGTCGCATCATACAACAGGTACGCTATACGTGCTTCACGCGATAACATGTTCTTGATATCATGATGGATATCCGGCAATGGTGCGAGGACAGTTGGACTGTCACATCGCACAATTACTGGAGCTTCATCAGCAGCAATTACAGTTAACGGATCAACCACAGACGGTGTACCTGTCATGGTCAGTTCGTTCAAATTTTCAGTGGGGGATTCAGAGTTGTTAGCGGATAGGGTGTTAATTTCATTATTATTGTGGGCAAGTCAAATTATTTAAATCCGGTCTGGGGGGACTCTACAGGGGGACTCATTCCTGTTGGATCGAGTGAAGTTGCGATTTTGATGGGATTGCCACCAGAGCACCGCTGGTCTAAATAGACCGCTCTTCATCCGAGGATAGCATAATGCCTGGTAGTTTTACTTCACTACTCTGGCCAGACACTAAGGTCACATCCTCGGGGCCGTTTTCAATTGTCAAGTTCGGTGTTCCAATATCCAATTTAATCTTGTCATTCAAAATAGATTTGAATGTCAAGACGTTCAAGCATCGATTAGTTTCCTGTCGGTAGGCAGCAGATAAAACGCTGGCAGTTTTGTCATAAAATATGACTCCATGCCACCACGCCTCCTCTAAGGCTACTTCACAAGTAACTTTCGTTTGTGTCGGTATGTCAGTGTCAGATCTCACCCAATTCACCATCTCATGAATGGTTTCTTGGGCAAGTGGGGCAGTGTATCGTTGTAGTAAGTCAGAATAGACGAACCCTCGTTTTAAAAAGGTCGTTTCTTCCAACTTTCGGTGTGTCGGCACCTCTCCAGTCGATTTCGTCTCGTCCGTGTACGTCAGTCCAATTTCTTTAAACTTTTCAGTTATAGTTCTCTGGTTAAAAAGATCCAAAACTGTCGAGTTTATTCCAGCTAAGTTGTCGTCTCCATACGTCTCAAGCTTAACGTTATCTCTAAAAGTCTTAACTTCGAGACCGCATTTAATATATACGATCCTAAAGCCAATCATCTCAAAGATGCAGTTAATTATTGTTGTAAGGGGGTTTCCTGAAGTCTGTGAGTGTGTCCATCCTGACACCCTCACCTGGTTTGGTCGTCCATTCGCATCCAGCGTCATAGTCACGTGCAATGAGTTGATAATCTCCTCAAAGAGCACGTATCTAATCAACCGGTTTCCGTCGTCTCCGTAGAATCCGTCGAGCACTTCAAAAACTCCCTGCAGCAGTGCATTGGTCAGAGATCCATCAAAATTTGAAAAATCTCCGGCAATCACTCCATTGTTCGTTCCTTTCACTCGTCGCGCCATTTGATCCCATTCTCTCGTCTTGGGGTCAATTCCAACGGCAATTTCGTTCTTGATCCGATTATCCATTAAGTGTGCTACCACGCCGCCAAAATACTTCTTGACAGCAATGGTGTGGTCCAGAGTTCCTACTGTAAAC